CCCATCATTTGCTTACGCATTCTACCAGACAGTTCTTCATCCATTCTAGACATACCCATAGCAGCCTTTTTGCGACTAGCATACATGCCGCCCATCGCTCCTTTACGTTCGTAATCCATTACACTTCTCCCTGTATACTCATTAGGAACATAACCTTTTTTCTTAGGAACTTTATTCACTAATCTTGCTCCATTGAAAATGTTTTACTTTTATTTCTAGCAGCTTCAAATTCTGTGCTATATTCTGTTGTGTTTTCGCTTTTATTGAAAATACGATCATAGTTATCTTTATACTGAGAAAGATTCATTCCTTTACGAAATCTACTTTCTTTTCCTACAATAGTTTTTCTAAATGTAACAGGCTTTTCATCTGAACCAATCTGAGGCATTTAAATTCTCCAATAAAAAGAAAGGGGCCACCGAAGCAGCCCCATCCTAAAAGGTCTAGTCGATGCCGTAGAAAGCAGACACAAGAGCTTCAGAACGAAGTACCTGTGCGCCATATACGTGTAGACCACGAACAATGTCACCAAAGCTATCTGGATCACGAAGAACCTCAGTATTGGTAATTGTTTGTGCAGTAGCCGTAGAAGACATATGACCAGCCAAAACTTTACCAGCAGCGTTAGACGTTGCAGCAATGTTATTTGACTTGTACATATCAAATCCACGAAGCTTGCCAGAGCTTACCAAACCATTACGGATTGAGCCTTGACCTGCATTGTAGTCAACTGACAAGAGCTTAGAAGAACTTTGAACAAGTACTTCATAAAACTCTGGGCTAGCAAGGAACCATCGTCCTTCTTCAGGTACGTTTTGCTCATCAAGCAAACGAGCCATACGAGAAAGAACATCAATAGGATCATGCTCGCTACCAGCAAAACCAATGTCCAAGTTACCAGTACCGTCAAAGGTGCCAGCAGCAAGGTCAGTAGCATTGTCAGAACCAAGAATGTGGTTAGGGCTAGAAGCCGACACACCAGCAAACATTTCAGCAATAACACCTGCATCAAAAGCATCACGCAAAGCGTAAGCTGCTGAAGAAGTTGCTACTTCACGGAAGTTAACGTGAGACATATTGGTTTCAATATCATCAACGATGAATTTAAAAGCGTTAGCTACGTCAACAACCAAGGTTAGTTCTTGGTCAGTAAGCTTAGTAGCAGTTACATCAGCGCCACGTTCATACTGAAAAACAGTAATTTCAGGCTCTTTAATAATTCGTACACTATCACCAAAAGCTGAGATTTCACCAGCATAATCAGTGTTAGTGATTGCTTCTGCTACGGAAGCTTTACGGAAAAAGTTTAATACCTGCTTGGAATAAACTTTAGGTAGGAAAAACGAATTTGTTTGTCCTGATACAGAGTTACCAAAGTTAGCATTGGTATCTGTGCTTGGTTCAAAAAATTGATCTGATTGGTTAAAAGCCATGTTAATATACTCCTAATAACACAAATTAAATTTATGCTACTACTCTTCCCTCCATCATAGCTTGTTTGATTTCATCTTCATGTTTATCAAACTGATCAAGGGACATAGCAGCGATTTCCCGTTCAGTCCAGATTTTAGGCTGCTTAGAATCTACAGAAGTGGTTTTTGTTGATACCATATCCGCTGCACTTCCTTGTGGCCTTTGTTTTCTGGGCTGTGATTTTGTTTGAGACTTGCCAGTTTCTAACTTGTAAAGATCTATAGCTTTAGATGCTAAAGTTACATTATCTGGATTATTATAAATCCAATCTTGTATTTGTTCTGGTTGTTCCTTTGCCCATTCATGGAAGTCTTCATCACCTCTAATATCTTCAAAATCAGGGTGACGTTGCTTCAGTGTAGACTCAGCTTCTCTACGCAATACTTCAGACTCACGTTGCCGCATAGACTGTAGTTGTGCTTCAAGATCTGCTACCTGTCGCTGACTTTGCATGTGTGCAACAGTCTCAACCGTATTGTACAAATCAGGATACTCTTGTTTAAACGACTCTAATTCTTCTTCAGACTTAGGAGGCGAATAAGCAGGTTGTGCTGACTGAGCCATAGCAAGAAGTTCTTGTTCTTTTTGCTTAAACTCAGAAAGTTTAGTATCATAATGTTTCTTTAAATCATCATATCGCTTTTTATAGTTCGTTCTTTTACGAGGTTGAGCTTCTTCTTCATCAGGGGCCTCTTCGGGGGTAGCCTGTGACTCTGTGTAAAATAAACCATCTGCATCGCCCATTTTTGGTTTGTCTGGCGTATGCCAAGACTTACGTGCATTATATGGATTACCTACTTCCTCTTCGTATTGTGGTTCTGACATTTCTCAATCTCCTCTACGGGGCTTGTGTCTTGCAAGGTAGCCATTATTAACTCCGTCGAGTAAATGGGGCTTGTCTTACCAAGGTAGCCGTAAAATTATCGAAGGCTGGGCATTCTATTAGCACCCATCATAAGCTTCTCAATTTCCTCTTGAGTTTGGCTCATTCCAAGGGCTTCTGGATCTTCATCCTCCATCATGCCACCTACAGCCTTCATTTGATAACCGCCATCATAAGCACGTTCAGCATCATCCATCATTCGTTGGAGATTGTCTGCACCCATCTGGTCGGTTGCTTTTTTGGTAAATACAAACTCACCGTCCGACAATCGGGCAGGTATAGAGTCTGATACACCAGTTCCCGGCCCAGCGACTTCGCCAGCACCTGAAAACTCTGAAGCAGTTGTAATTACTTTATCTAAGATGTCAGATAAGCGATCATCTTGTTGTAGCACACCTGCTAAATATTCTTGTTCTGAGTCATCTAGTGACTCGTCCATTACATATGCAATGTAATCATCTTCCATCTCATCGTCAGGAAGTTGTGAGGCCAGTGCTTCATCCATTTCATCTTCTGGGATGTTTGGATAGGTATCTACTGGCATACCTTCTATAGGAATCATCATAGAGCCTTCTGCAAAAACTTTACGACCTTTAAGAATGTCTGCTTGAGTTACTTCACCATCACCTGTAAGGTCAGGAAACTTACCACCTTCTGCTTTACCTTCTCTTGAGGTTGTAGCTTTTTCAAAACCTTTCTGCATATTTTGAAACATTTCTTTTTGTCGTTCAAGTTCTGCTAGTTCCTCTTGAACTTTTTCAGAAGGAAAAGGATTTTCTTCTTTTATTCTAGATTCTTCAAGACGAATGGCTCTTAGTGCTTCGTTTGCTTTTATAAAGTCTTCACGTTCTTTTTGAATCTCTTGACTTTGTGAGAGTAGACCACCTGACATATCTTTAGCCATTATCTTCTTTCCTTTCTAAAACTTCATTTACTACTTGAGGTAACTCTAACAATCTACCCAGCAAACTCATCTTCCCCTGACTGCGGAACATTTCCTGTTCCGATGTTGCCCCCACCAGTACCTGTAACTCCAAGGTCTTGAGGTTGTTGAGGTACTCCTCCAGCGGCTCCCATTCCTGCTTGTTCTTGACCAGTGGGGCCAGCTTCCGCGCCAGTTGCTTGTCCAGCATTTTGCATTCCTATGATTTGTGCCATCATTGCTGCTTCTTCAGGATCATTCAAAAGTTCATCTGGATCAAGATCTAAGCTGTAAGCAAGTTCACTGATAAGCTTGTTAATTTTAATAAACGGAGCAACGGCAGGGGTAGCTGCTGTTTGCAAGAACATAGTAAGTCTTTGACTCCGTACCTCTTTCTGCATCAAGCTGTTTGTGCCTGTTGCCTTAACTTCTAAATCTCCTTCAACACCAAGCTCACTCTCAAGAAACTGCATGTTCCATTGGAAGTATGCTTCACCCAAAGGCTTCAAAAGAAAATCATCTAAGTTTTTAATAACTGTTTTAATATTAAGTGATGCTGCACCTAATAACATGGACATGCCAGAGGCAGTCCTAGTCATGCTTTGAACACCTGTTTGTCCGTGAGAATAACTAGGAATACCTGTTTGTTCATCTGCTAATTGCCTAAACTTATCGAACATCATCATATTTTCTTGGGAGGTGTTAGGAAATTTCAATCCATTAATAGATTGTCCCGGTACACCTGCTTGGCGACGAAACACTTTGCCGGGGTATATTTCCATGCTTTGACCGCCTACAAGGGCAGTCTCATCTACATCAAATACTAGTGAACCTGACAGTGCAAGATTATCAATAGCCATACGAGCATGACCGTTCATAATCTTTTGTGAATCGTCCATATTTTCTGCTACGCCAATCCCGAAAAAGCTATAGGGATTACGCTCATAAGTGAAAGCATGGTAAGGAACTCTAAACGGCGTGAAGGGGTTAACCACTGCCCTAAGCATCTTACCATTGCAAATCCATGCGTTAATTTGGATTTCATCTAGATCATCTACTCCTTCATCTACTTCCATACCAACTTGACGCGCATACTCTGCGTCCATGACACCCCAATATTCTAAGACTTCAAACTGACTTGCACCATAGTCATCGCTACGGCTGTCATCTTTTAATTCTTGTTCGTAATCTTTTTCAATATAGTTAGGCCCCATTTGGAGACATTCACGTATTGCGTCTTTATCAAAGTATGGAAGTTTGCTAAGACTTCTGAGTTGAGTACGATTCATACGATGTCTATGAAACACGTACTCGCACTCTGCCATTGTCGTTGCATTAGGATCAGGAAAGAAATCCCATATACTTACAAACTCTATGCGTGGTACTCTTACGGATACAGGACTATAAGTTCTTTCTCCGTTTTCACTACTCCAACGATTAAGAGTTTTATTAAAGTTGAATGGGCCTTTTACAATACCTGTCCCAAACAACGCTGCTTCAAACAAAGAGTTTCTTATTTCACTAGCACCATTAGATTCTTCAATCTGATCGTGTATAAGCTTTTCCATTCGTCTAGCAGCCTTTTGTGCTGGACTAATTTCAAGTGCTTCTGGAATAGGAGATAGACCTTCTTTAAGACTGTCTTCTGCTAGTTCTTCTACTCTTTGTTGTTCAAATTTCCCTGTGCCGTAGGTTGCTCCAGCTTTGAGTGTGCGCCCATCGCCTTCGTAACCTACGTCATAAGGATTCTCTACTTCTGTTGTTTGTTCTTCAACAGAAGTTTCAATTCCCGGTACTGGAGTCTGTGTATCTAAATGTGCATGTTCTGCAACACCTTCAGGTACTTTAGTTTCACTAATTCCAATAGGAAACTTATTGGCTCCAAATATAACATCTACAAGCTGACCATAAGCAGCAAGTACTTTAGTTTTTGTAATTTTTACAAATACTCTAGACTTTTCAGACTCACGAAATCTTACATTTTTACCATATAACCCACGATAGTTGTGATAGGCTGTAAGCCAACGTGACTCGTCTAAGTCTCTTGCATTTTCAGCAGAAAGGAATCTATCCTGAATCAAACCTACAAGATTATTTTGTAGGTTTTCTTCAAGAGTAAGGTTTATTCCTTGCTCGTCCTCTTCTTGTTGAAAGTAGAGTTCGTTAGATGTTAAGTTAGTTTCAGCCATGTTTAACTAGGAGTTACGCCGAGATGTTGGAACTCAATAATAAACGTAGCCGTAGTTGCTGCTGTTCCTAAGTCACTTGCAAGAGGCTTTAAACGAATGTGCAGTGTACGTGCAGCAGAGCTATACAAAGATGCTGAAAGTGTCATAGCTTCTGAAGTAGCTGGGCCACCGCTCATCGTAGAAAAGCCATTAGCTGCGGCTGGTACACCATTAGCAATAATGTAAAGAGGGGTGTTAGCTGCAATAGTAACAGCACTCCCACCATCGTCCGCAATCGCTTTTTCATTAATAATCTGTCCACCACCTGCTGCTGTTCCTAAATCAAAATCAATATCGTCACCCGAAGAGCCACCAGTAACCAAATTACCATTAGCAATCATAATAAGATTTTTAATTGAAGTGTCAGCGGGTTGAGTAAAGCTAACGTCGTAAGTAGCATTAGCAGTTACAGCAATCGTGCCTGTAGTAGTAGATGTAGCTGAAGTAATTACATTATCAGAAAGCTCTCGTACATCTCCTGTACGTGAAGAGTTACGTCCTGTATCTCTAATTTTTACAACTGGGTTTGACATTTATGTTCTCCTTTAATATCCAAATTCTGAGTCAACTGGCGTATAAGCCTGTTCCATTCTCATATGTCTAAACTGATTAAATATATCATTGACCTTGGGTCTTGACATAATTAAGTACCTTAACGCATCGTAAGCGTGATCAGGTGCATGTGTATCAACATCTTCAGGATTAGACTTGTCTAACGGTATACTCTGTAGTTCTCTTATCAAGTTAGGACAGCTATTAAATATTTGTATTTTTGGTCTGCCACTTGGTTGTACTCGTAAGTATTCATGTATTTGAATCTTACCCTGAATTCTATTCTTATCTGCTCTTCGCAGCTTGTGTCCTCCACGTTGAAGTGTTTCTCCAACTGTAGGGCCTGTTGTTCCTGTTCTATTCCACGCTGCTGTATCTAACACACCTTGAACAGAAAAAGGATCTTCTAGTTCCATATTAGTAATCATAACAGCTAAATCTTCGCCTGTAAGTCCTTTGCGGTACAACTCTCTATAAATTATTAAAGTACCATCAGAAGGATCAACACAACCCCAAACACAAGAACTTTCCGATGCGTAGCCATAGTCAATACCTTTTACTCTTTCCCATCCTATAGGGATCTCAAAAGGAGGTATAACATGAACCCCCATGTCAAACTCTGTGAAGGCAGCGCCTTCTGTAATATCCCAATCACCTTCTAAAAGCTGTTTACGTTGAACATCTGGTAAAGCTTTTAACATCTGCTCATATCTGCCATCTTGTGAAAGATAAGGGTTATCATCTAACCTAGCAGGTATGAACTTACGTGTCAGTCCATCCGATCCTATAAAACTTTCATTAGGTTCTGAAGGATGTACATATCTCTTCTTTACCCAATGCGCTCCTGCTCCACCGGGATTTGCAGTGCAACGCATGTACGGTTGTATCTCTGGATCAGTAGTCCTTAAACGTGAGGACAAGTAGTTCCAAGAAAACTCCGTAGATAAATGTGTAATCTCGTCAAAACCAATCCAAGAATATGCTTGACCTTGGTATCTGTACACATCTGCATCTCGCTCAAGGAAACCAAACTCTAGTTTAGCTCCTGATGGGAATGTCCAGATCTTTTCAACTTCTCTAAATCGACATCCCGGAAAAGCCTTTGGATATAACTCCCTAGACTTATCTATTAACTCCCTGAGTTCAGGCATGGAGCGTCTTAGTATTAACGCCCTATGAGCAGCCCTATGAGCGAATCTCAGGGGATCTACAAGCATAGCATAGGACTTACCACCCCCTGCTGCACCGCCGTACAGAACGTCTGTCTCTGGCGCTGCTAGGAAGTCTGTCTGTGGCCCTTTATTAGGCTGAAATATAACTTCCTTTGCTTTTACTTCTTCCCTCACATTATCTGGAAGAAGTTCTAAGTCATCAGCATCTACTATCTTACCTTCTTTGGTAGTAGCGTCTGCTGGTTCATCTAATTTAGTCTGTAAGTTTTCTTGTTTCTTTAGACTTGTTTTTAGATTACTAAGCTGAGACTGAAGCTTTTTTTCTCTTTTCTTTTTCTCTCTTAGAGATCTTTGAGCAGAGATCTTAGCTTTAACCTCAC